TTAAATAAGTCTATTAATATATTATATTTAAACAAGACTATTAATAACATATTTTTAAATCCAACTACGAACAATACTTTTTTTAAACCAGACTACGAATAATAATTGTCAATCAATAGGTTATACCATTTTGCATCAAAATAATCCTTCATCAAAAAATGTTTATCAATATTTTTTCGAACTTCATTATAATCTTTATGAACTTTTTCAGTATGATAACGAATAACTGGTCTTCTGATGAACATTTTACTGTATGCACCCAAATATCTATCTAATGCATCACTAACACTTCCATTAATTAAACTACTATTATAAATATGACCATATAACATTGCTTTACTAAGAAAATTTTTAAATGGTAATAAATGTTTTGATGTATTTTCGGATAATTCTGGGTAATCATTTTTGATTTTAATAAATGGGTCAATATAATAATCATAGTATTCTTTTCTATTATAAATTTCAACTAGATTAACAAAACATAGAGATGCATTTTGATTAAATTTTACTAAATCAATATTTAGTATTGGACAATCATAATCATAAGATGGGTACCAAATTGAACTAAATAACTCTTGATCATTACCCTTAAAATAGGTTAGTCTAACTTTTCTAAAATTACTATTATAAAAATTATGAGTTTGTAAGATTGAATTATTTTTGCCGTATTTAAGATCTAAATAACTATTAGATGGAAATTCTGTTAAATTATATTTTTCTATAAATTTAACATTAATTGATGCTGGTTTATTAAATACATAATTATTATCAACTAAATGATTATTAATAAAATTTGCAACATAAAATAAAAATGAGAATGTGAAAAACATATAACTAATAATAGTTATATGTTTTTAAATACTTTATTGAAATTGAATAAGATGTATAAAAATGAAATTATATTTTAAATATAAATTATCTGAAATGACTAATGAAAATATACATATTTTTTCTAGATTTGAAGAACATTATAATAAAAATTAAAAAAGTATCATTATTTTAATTTTGTCTTCTATATGTATTAAATAATTCAAGAAGGATTGTTGCAATTTGATTATTTACTAATGGCGTACGATCTCTTTGATTAGATTCAAATGTAAATTCATGTGTTGTTGTATGTGTTTGTTGATTTGTTGATTGTTGATTTGGTTGTGTTTGTTGTGTTTGTTGTGTTTGTTGATTTGGATGTGTTTGTTGATTTGGATGTGATTGTTGTGTTTGTTGATTTGGATGTGATTGTTGTGTTTGTTGATTTGGATGTGTTTGTTGATTTGGTTGCGTTTGTTGTGTTTGTTGATTAGTTGATGATTCATTTATTGATTCTTGATTATAATCTCTAATATCATATCTACAAATAGGACATCTACAATTAGTATTGAACCAATTATTCAAAACATCTGAATTAAAAATATGTCTACAATGTCGAATCATTGTTACTCTTGAAGAATCATTAAATGGTTCTAATGATATAGGACAACTAGTATTAAGAGGATTCATAATATCACAATACATTAAATTTCTTGTTGCATTTTCTATTTGTTCTTGTGTTGGTGTTATATTAACAGGATCTAAAAAAGTATTATTATTTGGTGAAACATATGAATATGTGAAAAGGAATGGATAATTATTATTTAATATATCATAATAACTATTATTTGATATATCATTTGATATATCATTATGTTGATATCTATTATTTGATATATCATTATGTTGATATCTATTATTTGATATATCATTATATTGATGTCTATTATTTGATATATTAAAATATCTGTTATCACGTTGTCTATTATTTTGTATATAATTATATCTATCGTTACGATAAATTTCCATGATATTATTTCTAATATCATTATTTTGTTCGATTAAATTATCTATTGATCTTCTATTATTATCATAAATATGTAAAAGAGAATTTATAAAATAATTATTTGACATTATTATAATTTAATAATAAATGTTTATATATAAACATTAAAATTAATTATAATGTATTATAATGGATATTAATTCAGATTTAAATGATAAAAGTAATGTTAAAATTACAACATTTAATGAAGGTTTAAATTTTCAAGCTAAACAAAAAAAATATGAACATGAATTATTAAAAGAAAATCAAAAAAAGTTTTATAATAATATACAATATAAAACTAATTTATTGAATATCGATAGTCAATTTCGAAATAAAACCCCTAAAAATATTTATGTTACTAATAATACAATACTACCAAATAATCCAGTTAATGTAATTAGAAATTCTAATATTGTAACAATTAATTATCCTAATCATTCATTTAATATTGGTGATAGTATAATTGTTCAAAATATTACATCAAATTATAAAATATTAACAAATTGTGTTTATTTTTTTGATCATTTTTCATATATATTTATTAATTATAGTAATCATAATATAGCTTTAGATTATTCTAATTTTTATGATCTATATCAAATACAAGTTGATATTATTAATGACATTGGATCAAATACAAATTATCAAAATATACCAATTAATTTAGTTACAGGAATTTCTCAGATATATTTACCATCAAATGTTGATAAAGTTACACCAATCCCAGCATCTATTTTAAGTGTATTAAATGTCATATCTGTAAAAGAATTAGATGCAAATTATTTTTTAATTCAGTTACCTTACAATTTTATAACATCATCAGGTACATATTATAGTCCAACAGATGTATTTAAATTTAGTTTTTTAAATATTGGTGGTATACCATTAAACTATATTAATGCTGATTATCCAATAGATTATAATAAAAATCAATCTTGTCAAATTATTACAAATGTAGATACTAACAATATTTATTTTGAATCTTCTATTACTGCATCATCTAATGCAAATAGTGGAAATAATCAAGTACGTGTAATGTTAATAACTAATACTTTAGCTGGATATCCATATGCAAATTCTTATACTATTGATTTGAAACGAACTTTTAATAATGTAGTTAGAATCGAATTAGTTAGTACTGAATTCCCATATATTGATTTTTTAATTAAATCATCTGGAACAAATATAAATAATAAATTATATTGGAAACATTTAGATGATGGGTCAACAGTTTATCAAGCATCAATACCTGAAGGAAATTACGATGGTCCAAATTTAATTTCAACAATTAGCACAGCATTAAATAATGTAGAACGTAATGGTTCAACTGTACAAAATCCGATATATAATATATTTACAGTTACATTAGATTCATATACACAGGAAATTGTATTTGTTCCATATAAAAATAATAATTTACCAAATTCATTATCTGCAAGTTTAGTTGAAATTGATAATGTTAAATATGTTTTACTAACAGTTCAACATCCAGGTAATCTAGTTGAAGCTTTAGACTCTGTAGTCATTTCTGGTGCAGTTAAAATTGGAACAATTATTGATACAACTTATATTAATACAAAACATACTGTTTATCAAATAAATACAACTAATCAAACATATACTATCTTATTAGCTCCATTAAAACAGATTACAAATGCAACAACTATTGATTTAACAGGTAATGGTGGTCCAAGTACTGTTATCCAAACGAAAGCAAAGGTTAGTTTTCTTTTTAATAAGTCTGATACCATAGGAACCGTATTAGGATTTAAAAATGTTGGTCAATCAAATGCGATTACACCATATCAAACAAGAATATCTAACTTTAATTCATATATACAATATACGAATTTAAATCAGGTTGGAGATATTGACACAAATAGTAAATTGTTAAATTTAAGTGGTAATAATTTATATATTTTAATGTACATTAATGATTATGAATGTGTTATTAATAATTCAAATCAATTAACTGCTTTTGCAAAAATATTATTATCAGGAACACCAGGTGATATATTATTTAATACATTTGTTAATTATCCATTAGAATTTGATTTTCCAATATCAACTTTAAATGAATTAAATATTAAATTTACGTACCCAGATGGTACATTAGTTGATTTTAGAAATATTGATCATAGTTTTACATTAAGAATTATAGAACAACTTAATAAACCATATAATACTGCATTAAATTCAAAAGATAGTTCATTTTATGAAACTATTAGGGATAATAAATAATTAATTTATAAATATTTAGTTTTATCTGGTTGTAATATTAAAGTTGCATCACGTGTTGGCATTGTAACAATACCAAATACACCAACTTGTTGATTTTTCATAGCTTTTGCTTGACCATCTCCAACTATTGGTTCTCCATAATTATTATTCCAGTTACCTTCATTTGCACCCCATACATGAATTAAGTTTTTACTAGGATTTCTACTAGGATCTCTATTACCATATTGTGTAGGTTTATCTGAAAACCCAACAGCGGCAAAAGTTACACGTCTAGGATATTTTTTCCTTAAATTATCTACTAACTGATCTAAATTTTGTTTCATTGCAATATAATTAGAATTTTTATCGCCTCCCCAAGGTCCTTTGGCTAAATTTGTTCCTAATTCATGACTCATACTATTTATACTTGGTAAAATTATTTCTGCATTAGGATTTATTGATAAGATGAAATCTAGTTCAGAAAATCTACGTTTTTGATGCAATAAAACAGCTTCAATATTTGGATGTTTATTAACAATTTTGCTAGCACCACCATCATTTGGTTTAGATTTAAGTAATTCACCACCACCATCATTTGGTTTAGATTTAAGTAATTCACCACCACCGGCATTTGGTTTAGATTTAAGTAATTCACCACCACCGGCATTTGGTTTAGATTTAAGTAATTTACCACCACCGGCATTTCTTTCAGGTTCTTTCAATTTACTAAGATCATGAAGAGCTTCTGGTTTCCATATAGCAGCATTAGGATCTATATTAATATTATTTTGTTTAAGTAGATGCATAATATCATTTTCTTTATATTCATGTAATTCATCCACCAATTGTTTATATAATGTAGGATGAATGATTGAATCCTTATTTATATTATATTTTGCAAAGAGTCTAAATAGTTGAACCCAAAGTTTTTTACTTGGCTGAGAGGAATTATATATTGTGATTCGATATTTACCAAGTTCTTCTATAACATTACTTTTTTTATCTTCATTTAATCCTAATGCGTTCATTAATTTTAAAAATGCATTTTCATCAATCATTGTCCCCATATCTATTTTTTCATTTCTTAAGTATTGTGCTATACGTTTTTCAAAATTAAGAGGATCAGAATTAGAAGCATATATAGGATCAGTAATATGAAGTTTAGCAAGTTCAACTCTAATATCATATTCGTTATACATTGGTGATTGATCATCTATCAAATCTTCCATCAAATCATTTACTAAATTCTGATATGATTCTTTAGTAAATTTTGATTTTGGATTTATGTTATTCATTTCTAAGTAGAGTTCTATATGTTGTTGTAAATTTAAAGAATCAGAATTAGCATAAGCAGATTCATGAGTAGATACAACACCATGAACATCAGGATAAGCACTAGGAGGAGCACCAAGAAGAACACTAGGAGGAGCACCAAGAAGAACACTAGAAGAAGCAACAGGAGAAGCACTAGGAGGAGCACCAAGAAGAACACTAGAAGAAGCAACAGAAGAAGCAACAGAAGAAGCAACATTAGAAGCAACATTAGAAGCAACATTAGAAGCAACAGGAGAAGCACTAGGAGGAGCAACATGAGAAGCAACAGGAGAAGCAACATTAGAAGCAACAGGATGAGCAACAGGAGGAGCAACATTAGAAGCAACAAGAGGAGCAACATTAGAAGGAACACTAGAAGCAACACTAGAAGGAACACTAGAAGGAACACTAGAAGCAACACTAGAAGGAACACTAGAAGGAACACTAGAAGGAACACTAGAAGCAACACTAGAAGGAACACTAGAAGCAACACTAGAAGGAACACTAGAAGCAACACTAGAAGGAACACTAGAAGCAACACTAGAAGGAAC